GCGAAAGAAGAAGGACACGCTTCTAAAGATGAAGTGATCGAACTTCGGAAACTAAGAGAAGTTTTAGGACTTTCCCCTGAATGGTCTGTATTAGATATTTTAAAGCATCTAAAGAAAATGGCCGAGCCTAAAATGGAAGCATCATCTTTAGAAGCTTCAGTAAATACCGATCAGGTTATTTTAGAGCGCTCCCAATTTGAAGAATTACAAGCTTTTCAAGCTGAATTAAAAACCATGAAAGCGGAGCGGGCTTTTGAGGTTGCCCTTCAATCACATCAAATTCTTCCATCGAAAAAAGATATTTTCCTAAAACTCTATAATCAGGATCCGGCGGTTGCGGATGCCCTTTTGTATGAGGCTGGAAAATTTGAAGCCCTGACTAAAAGTTTAGGTATTACAGGGGAAGCGAGCCCTACCTATTCTTCAGAAGGAGCCCCAACCGTTAACGAATTTGGGGCAGCTTCAGAAAAAATGGCTCAATGGTTCGAGGCTGGAAAATCGGAAACTGATTTTGAAGAATCCCATCCCGCCGCGTATTCTGTTTATAAACGTGCTCAAACTTTAGGCTTAAAACGAGGATAAAAGATAATGTCTTCAACTATTATCACTATGGAAAATGGGGCGGATCTTTCTTCCGGCCGTTATTACATTATGAAGCTTTCAACTGGGAAACTGGTTAAGGCTTCATCTAACACCGATACTTTAGTAGGAATTCTTAACGAAAATGCCCCTGATTCCGCGACTTCTGGGAATCAATTGGCTTTATGCGTTATGGGCGAAGCCTATGTAATCGCGGGAGCAGGGTTTCCAGCAGGAGCTTTTTTAAAAGCGGATGCAGACGGAAAAGCACAAGAAACGGCCGCCGCCGCGGATGTTCTTTTGGGACAAGCTTTAGAAAAAGCGGACTCGGCGGGCGATGTAGTCCGAGTCCTTGTTAATATTGGCCCTAACCGATAGGAATTAAAATGGCTTATTCAGCACCCTTTAGCGATCGGCCGTTAGCTTCAAAAGCTATCGCCTACATGAACCAGGATTCTAATTTTATTGCGGATCTTGTAGTTCCTCCCACTAGTGTTAACGCGGAAGAATCCGAGTCTGGCTCCTGGCGAGGGGAATATGTGACTTTTGATCGCCGCGAACTCTTCGGGGATGCGGACGTAACAGATCCAGACAAATCATTTCGAGCCGCTGGGGCTCAAACTCAGACGGTAACGTCTTATGATACGTCTTTATCCCAAATCACTTTTGAGGAACACGCCCAGAAATTATTAGTTCCTCAAACTCGCCAATCTTATGCTTCTGTTGATGTGCGCGCGGTTAAAATCCGTCGACTTCTTCAGAATTGTTTGATTCGTCGGGAACGTGAAGCGGCTTCTCTGCTTTTCACTTCTACTAATTACGATAGTAATCTAAGAGAAACCCTAACAACCCAATTAGACGACACTAACGGAAACCCAGTTAAAAAGTTTCAAGAATGGATTTTCGCTGTTCAGAAACAAAGCGGGTTAACTCCTAATGTCGCTATTTTCGGTTCTAAGGTTGCCCAGGCTGCCGTGAATGGTTTTGGGGGCAATATGCGCGGGGGCGGTATTCAATATAATCAGAATATCAACTTAGAAACTATCGCTAATCTTCTTGGATTGGATAAGATCTTCGTTGGAAAAGCTGCTTATAATTCCGCTAATGCAGGAGCAACGATTAGCCCAGGCTATGTCTGGACAGAGACAATGATTAGTCTTCTTTATATGCCCCCTGAATTATTGGGACGAGGTCGCGGGCAGGTTATGCCGGTGGATCAGGTTTTCGCCCCTTATTTTGCTTATCGATTTATGCCGCGCGGTGCTGGGGCCGCTGGGCTTTTCGTTGATCGCTGGTATGATGAAGACCGTCACGGCGACTGGCACCGAGTCCGAGATCTATCTAAAGCGACCCAAGTTTCTTCCTTAACTGGGTTTATCGTTACGGATGCCGTGAATACTTAGAATTGTGGAGAGTTTGGGTGTTGAGAATTGAGGGGAAAATTGATAAATTCGTTCACGGAACACCGTTGAAAGAGCTTCCTAAAGCTCTTCAGGAAATTATGATCCGTCACGGTTACGTTTTTGAAGACGAAGAAGGGGATATAGAACCGAGTGAAACCCTTCAATCAAATCCTCCTCAACACCCAAACATTTCTATATTAGAAAGAACCGTAACCGAGGTTAAATTCTTCGTTTCGGAAATTCAAGATTTAGATCTTCTAAAGCTTCTTTTAGAAGCAGAAGAAGCCGATAAAAACAGAAAATCCGCGATTCGATCAATAAAAAATAGAATCGAGAGTGTAAAAGATGGCGGTAACTAACGGAGATTATATAACTTCTACCGCGATTCAAGGATACATCCCCACTTATTCGGGAGGATGGGATTCTAATACTTCTCCGAGCGATAGTCAGGTAACCCAATTTATTATAGAAGTTGAAGCTATGATGAATGGGGAATTAGCTGCTTTAGGATTTACGGTTCCTATAACGGGAGCCTCTTCTATTGGACTTAAGCTTTTAGGTAATATCGGCTCGCGATTGGTTGCGGCTAAAATCGCTAAAGCTTCGACGGCTGGAAACTCTAACGCCTATGGGGGGGAACCCTCGGCTTATTTTCAAGAATTAGAAACTTTTGCTTTTAATGATTTTAAAAGAATTGTGGGGGATTCTACTCAACAAATCCCCCCTAATCCGATGATTCTAATTAATAGCGGAATTACTTCAACTTATACACCCCATTCTAATTCATTAATTTCCACTTATTTATTAGATAATCCTGGATCAGACACGGGACCCGATATTACCCTAACTTCCGAATTTTAAAATGGGTTGGCTCGATCTAAAGTTTGAAGCATTCGGACAGGTAGAAATTAACCGGCGATTAGATTTAGGAAAAAGAACTCTTTCCGATTTAAGACCTTTAGCCCCTGAAATGTTCGCGGTCTTAGAAGAAGAAGTTTTAGAAAACTTTGGATCAGAAGGAAGAAGCGCGGGCAATCCATTTAAAAAATTAAGTCCCACTTATCTATTATGGAAAAAAGCAGCACATGCTAAAAACCCAGTTAAATATCCTGGGACTTCTATTTTAGAGTTAAGCGGAAGATTAGTTAACAGTTTAGCTAATCCTGCTGGGACTCGGGATTCTATTCGGATAAGTCTTCCGAATGCTTTAGTTTTTGGAACAAAAGTTCCCTATGCAGTTAAACAAGCTCAATTAGGCAGGAATGCCCTTCAATTATCAGGAAGAGCACCCCAACGATTAACAGAAGTTATAAGAAAAGCGTTAACCCGATCTATGCGAGCGGGTGTTCAACCTGCCGACTCGTTTTTTATAGAGGACTAAAAAATGCCCCTATCTATCGGAATTGAAGGAGTAATAGATTTAATTCGTTCTTATATGCAGACTAACCTACAGGCTCAATTAACCGCGATTGATTCGGAAGCGGTAGCCCAAGGAAAACAAAATTTAGGATTAACCGCCCCTGTTAATAATGCTTATTATGTAGGGGGAGGGGACTTTAGCGCTAATCGGTCTTTTCCTTATCATACAATTATCGTTTTAGATGCAGAAGAAATTAACCCTGTTTCGCGAACTAATGGCTTATCGGATGCCGTTATTACTTTATGGGTTGCTTGTGAGGAACCCCGAGGAAATAGGGAAAGACTTTTTAGAAGAAGGTCTCGTTTTGAAAGAGCGACTCGATACCTTTTTGAATTAGATCCGACAGCAGGACAAACCGCGAGTAATGATCCTCAAATTGTCCAGATTTTGCCCCAATCGACAATATGGAGCGGACAAATAGCCGACGGCAAGGGCCCGCTATATGGTACGTTTCTTATACCCTTGTTAGTTCGTTTTTTAGAAAATTAAGGAGTAGTTAAAATGGCTTCAACACAAGCAGTTTCCGTTTTTCAAGCATGCGCCCTAAAAGTTGAATCAACCTATGGGGTCGCCGTTGATCCCAGCGCGACTGATTTTTATCATATTTCCGATGGGACCGAAATTTCCGCTTCAAGGGTTAACGCCGCGATTCCTGACAAAACAGGAACAAGCCGATCTCAAAGAGGAGCTATCCCAGGATTCCCCACTAGTGACGGTACTTTTAATATCGTGACTCGAACTTCAGGGGTAGCCGGAACTCCTCCCAATATTGACGGAATCCTTCAAGCGACTTTTTTCGGGGATTCAGTAGATAATAGCGCGGATTCCGTTCAAGCGAGCCCCACCCCATCCGTAACGGGTTTTGATATTGGAACCCCTGGAAATGTTAATGCTGGCTCTATTATCGTTGTAACTTCAAATAATTTTGATAATGTAGGGACCGCGGAAGCTCGGGTCTGTACTTCAAACAGTTCTGGGTCTTTAGTTGTAACCCCTGAATTTTCAGCGGCTCCCGCTTCCGCGGATGTAGTTTCGGCAACTAATACTTATTCCGTTAAAGCGGCACGGGATGGAAGTTTAACTTTCTGGACTTATCTCGATAGCGGAGATAAAGTCGCGATGGTTTCTCAATGTATGCCTGGTTTCGCTCCCACTTCCTTAACTATTAATTGGGAGCACGGAGGAGAAGGATATTTAAATATGTCTTTTGCCGGTGAGGGTTCGGGAGAAGAAATCTTTACAGGAAGGACAACTCTTTCCGCGGCTATAACAGGGGCTTTAGCGACAGATACAACGATTTCTTTAACTGAAAGAGGAGTAGTTTCTATCGGGTCACGTATCTTAATTGATGCGGAAGCAATGAAAGTAACCGCAAAGTCTGGAGAAACAGGAGCCGGAACTATAACGGTTGAAAGGGGATATGATGGAACTACAAGAGATACCCATAGCATTTCGACGGCTGTCCGACCTTATCGGGTTACCCCTTCTCTTTCTACGACTGCCCCCATTCCTAGTATTTATTGCGATGTAATCATAGGAACTAAAGCGACCCAATTTCCGGCGACCCGCGTTAATGTAGTTATTAATGATAATATTACAGTTTTAAGGGATTCTTCTTCTTCTGAAGGACAAGGGACGGCATATGCCCCAGGAATGCGAACCGTAGAAGTAGAAATCGAGGGTTATCTTCGTGATTCTTCTCAATTAGACGCTTTTCGCGGATTTATGGGTTTAGGGGCTCAATGTTTAATCCAATGGGGCCGGACGGCTGGAAAAGTTGTAGCTTTATCTATGCCCAATTGTGTTTTTCAAGGACAACCGATTTCCGGCTCGGGAGATGGTCCGATTACTGTTACTTTACGCGGGGAAGCGCGACTTGCTACAAATTCAGAAGATGAATTAAAGCTCGCTTTTGGATAGTCAAAAGTTTTATATTTTCAGCGGTGGGGGCAGGGTTAGGCTATCTGTTCCCCGTGTAGCTCGGTCCTTGCCGCTGTTTTTCAAGTGGGAACAATCATGATCAATATTTTATTAAAAAGCTCTAATCAATCCAAATCATACGAACATAACGATTCGAAAATAGAACTTAAATTAACTCCTCCGAATGGAGCCCAGCGATCAGCGCTTCAACGGTGCCGTTATGCGAGAAGCGGAACTAATACCCAGCTTCTTTTAGAAAATCTTTCAATCGCTCAAATTCGAGACGAAGGAAACGACGACATAGCCGACAAAATGCAAAATCAAAGAGAGAATGAAGCGGGGCACGCATTCGGGCAAGTTGTAGAAATTATTTCTGGGGTAAATTTTGAAGGAGAAGATCAAAGATATTCGACTCCTTCCCAATTGCTTTATCATTATGCCCCCGATTGGCTTTTAATTCGGGTTGTAAATGATCTCTTAGATATTTCTCGGTTAGCAACGAGTGCCGCAAAAAACTAAGGAGGTTGGTTCATATTATGAATATGGATCAACCGTGGGACTGTTCGAGTTGTATTAAGAAACAACTTCAAAAAAGGAGAAATTGCGGAGGACTAATTAGGGAAGAAAAATCTTCTCACGAATTAGTTAGTCCTTCAGAAACCGTTTTTTCTGCCCATCATCCGCTAATCGCTTTAGATTATAAAGATCTCTGGATTGATTCTTGCCCTTTAAATTATCATTTTAGAAGAAGTGGGGGAATTGATCCTAATGTCTTAAATCAATTTAAATTGGCTGGAGCTTTTCGGAATAAGCATTTATTACCCTACTCCGGAGGACTATTAGATCAACCTGCCGCCCTTATGGATTCCTTAGAGTTAATTTCGGGCGAACAAGATAGAATCGAAAATGATAAAGTAAAGATTGAAAAAGCGAGAATGAAAGCGGACAGAGCTTTTCAAAATTCAAAGAGGCGATAAGATGGCCGATTTAACCTTAAGAATTAATGCAGAAAGTCAAAACGCCGTCGGTGCTTTAGATTCAATCGGAGGGGCGGTTTCTGAATTAGGAGAAGACTTTAAAGAAACGGGAAAAGTAGGTTCTTCTTCTATGGATCAGTTAGAGACTTCAGTTAATGAAGTTTCATCCGCGGTTAACGGACTTCAAACCAACCAGATCAAAGAAGTGGGGATAGCTGCTTCTTCGGCGGCTGGAGATTTTAAAGAAACTGCTTCTTCTTCTAAAGATGCTTCACAAGCTTTAAAATCTTTTGAAGATTCAGCAGGGGAAACAGATTCAATCGTAAGCGCTTTAGCGGGGGGTTTAAGCGAATTAAATCCCGAGCTTGGGTCAGCGGTTTCTAAAATCGGAGAAATGGCTTCTGTTATGGAAGCAGTCGCTAAAGGGGGATCTCGGTTCGCCGGACCTTTAGCGATCATAACTTTAACAGTTGGAGCTTTAGCTTTAGCCTATAGTAGATTAAAAAAACAAGTTGAAGAAGCAGACATAGCCCAAGAAGCAGCGGCTCAAAGAACCGAAAAGTTCGCGGAAGCGCACCGAAATTTAAAAGATAGAGTAGAAGAAGTTAAGACCGCTTTATCGCTAATGAATGGAAGTTTAGACGAATATGATATTCGTATTAAACAAGCCGATCTGGCTAATAGACAAGCATTTTCGGGCCAGATTAAATTAGCGATGGAAGATTTAGCAGAAGCTCAAAAATTATTGACCCACTTAAAAAGTGAAGATCATTTAAGAACTCTAAAGAATATTCCTGCTATCGAAAAGAATAATAAAGCGATTAAAAAAGCGGAAGAAGCGGTCCGAAGACTAACCGGCGATATTCAAAATCTAACGGAAAAACGAAATAATTTAACGGCTTCCACCACAAAAGCGATTGAAGCTCAAAGAGAAAAAATTAAAGCCGATGAAGCAGAAGCAGAAGCGAGCAGAAAAGCCGCAAAATGGGCAGCGTATAAAAAAGATATAGAGTCGGTCCTTCTTCAATTAGCCGCCCAACGGAGGGCAGCGGTTGAAGATACCTTAACAGACCAACAAAGAATCGAGGTCGCGCTTCAGGTTGAAATAGAAGCTTTAGAACGATTAGAGAAAAAATATCGAACTAATGAAGCGGTTTTAGCTGAAATTCAAAATGCAAAATTAGCTTTAGTGGAAAGATCTCAAAGAGATATAGCTAATCTTCAAACAGAAGGGAATCAAAATTCCGCGGATTCCGCTAAAGAAGCAGCTAAAGCAATTAAAGAACAATTAAGCGAATTAGATAAATTTCGAGAAAAAGTAAAGAACCTATTTCCGCCTCAAACAAAAACACGGGGAGAAGAATTAGAAGAAACCATTAAAACCATTACTGGTTTAATGATGGATGCGACTCTTCGGGGTCCTGGTTCTTTAGCGAGTATAATTCAAGAATTCGGCCCCCAGCTTCAGGAAGCAAAAGAAGAATTAGAAGAAATTAATAGACTCGCGGCGGCTGGAAATTTTGGCTTTACGGGTCTATCTCAGGAACAAGCGGCGAAAGCATCCGGCTTAACTGATCAAATCACTAACGCCTTTTTATCTGGGGGAGCTTCTTTATTAAATGAAATCCCAGGATTAGCCGGTCAAATTGTTAAATCCGTTTTTGATTTAGGTCAAATCTTAATGGAAGAAGACGGAGCGGAAAAATTAGCGGAAGGGTTTTCCGATACAATAGGAGCTTTTGAGGCAATTTTAACAGAAATGGGGCCCCTAATAGAAGCTCTGGTCCCAGCTATTAGCGAGAGTGTTTTAAATCTTTTAAGGGCAATTCCTCAAGCTATTCCTCAAGCGATGGACGGATTAGTCGCGGGATTAGAAAGTCTTTTAGATGAAGGATTTGTAACCCAATTAATTGAAGCATTAGGGGCGATTATACCGGCGTTAATTCGGGGATTAATAGATATATTTATTACAATCTATGTAGAAATCCCCAAAGTTATTTTAAAGCATATTTTCGGGGGTTTAAAGGATGCCGCTTTAGAAATTGGAAGTGGGATAGGAGAATTTTTTAGAGGTTTTAAAGAAGACTGGAAAGGGGCTTTTAGAGATCTGGGAGCAAGTATAAAAAGCTTTTTTAAAGATTTAGTGGGAGGAGTTGTAGAGTTTTTTAAATCGCTTTTGCCCGATTGGATTACTAGTTCTTTTAAAGGATTTACTCAAGAAGCAGGGGATTTATATTCTCCTCCTAATTCTAAAAACCGTTTTTATGTAGGTCCTGAGGGGTCTTTTCGTCTTTCCCCTAATGATACCGTTATGGCTTTTTCAGGATTAAAAAGTCCTTCGAGCAATGCCCAGAATGAAGGATCTAATAATGTTATTCAGTTGGTTTTATCCGCGGATGCGGAAAGACTTGGATTCGGTTTAGATCCATTAATTCAGCAGTCCATTAGACAGAGAAGAATAAACACAGAAATAAATCCTCAATTAATTCTACGAGACCCTTTAACCGCGAGTGGGATCTAAAATGAGTTCTAATGTCGCTTTTATGTATGGATCTAAAATTTCAACCGATTCTATTAGCTCGGGATCTATTACTGTTTCGAGTGAATCTACTTCTTTTCCTAAAACTAATCTTCAAAATGTTTATACTGGAAAACCGTTTAAGTTCGCGGTAGCGGGAGACGGTGGGGGACTGTTTAGAGTTGCAGTGGGGGAAAATGACACTATTAATTTTAATGATCCTATTGATGGGGCGGCAACGGTTACTTTAAATCCTGGAAATTATACAGGAACAACTTTAGCGACAGAAGTCGCGGCACGTATGACGGCCGCCGGCTCTACTGGGGTTTATACCTGTACTTATTCGACTACAACGGGAAAATTTACTATCGCTCGAACCGTCGCGGTAGCTTTTGGGATAACGTGGACAACCTCTAAAGCAGCTAATCTTTTAGGTTATTCTTCTAATGATTCGGGGGGGATCTCTTATGAAGGAGATTTAGTTAGGGTTCATAGCGAAGGATACATAGAATTTAATTTAGGGTCCGCTCAATCCCCAACAGGAATTTTTTTCGTTGGAACAAACTTTTCCTCTAATGCAGTAATTCGGCTTTATTCTTCCGCTTCTTCTATGCTTTCCCCTATCCCAACAGGAAATACTTATTTAGAGCAGTTTGACGGAGGAGGAACTTTAGAAAAAGCATTTACCGCGGGAACAGATTTTTTATATTCTGACTTTAGCGATATGGGATTTTCTGAATTAAATCCGTCTACGGCTCGGCAATATTGGACTTTATACATTAGCGATCCAACTCCTCGGGATGATCGATTAAATCATGAAATAGGAAGAGGAGCTTTAGGATTCTTGACTAAACCTTCCAGATCATGGGCTCGAAATTATCAGGCCAATTTAAGTGACCCTTCTCCTCAATCTTCAACTTTTGGGGGAATGTTAACAGGACAATCTTTTCCGATTGTTCGATCAATCGTGGTCCAATGGATTTCCGTTGAAGATGCGGATAAAGATATTATAGAAGATGTTTATAAAGACCGCCCGAACCCTCTTTTAGTTACTGGAGACACAACAACCGGAGCGAAAGAAACTCTTTATTGTCAGTTAATGAACTCTCCTAATTTAACTGTTAACCGTGCCGAGCCGTCCCGATGGACTTTAGCCCCAATTACCTTTAGGCAAATTCCGCGGCGGCAGGTATGAGCTATTTTCCTTCGAATAGAATTTTATTAAAGCTTAAATATCCTAATTCTACAGTTAGGTATTTTTCTAATATGGCAATGGATCCGGGGGGATGTATTGTTTATGATTCAACTTCAGGAGTAACCGCGGACAAATTTTGGGAGCCGAGATTAGCAGGGGGACAAATTGTTCAAGATTGCGGTAATCTGTCGGAAGGAATTGCTAAACAAACTTTTCAAACTGTTATTTTAACTGGAGACCCTCAAAAAAGAGGAAATGACGGAACAGATCTATTAGCGGATTTTTCTTCAAACAGGATTGAAGGGTCGGCTGTCGAAATCTGGTATGGGTCCAGAAGTGAAACTTCTATATCTAATTTAACCCGAGTTTTTATCGGTTCTGTTCCATTTACAGGGGCTTATTCTTATTCCTATAAAACAGGATTAGTCCAACTGAAAATCCAAAGCGCTATTACTATAACCGGCGATCTATCTACTGAAGTTTATACTTCAGGGGCGACGGGATTCCCTCAATCATTAGAGGGAACAATTAAACCTTTAGCTTTTGGAATGAAAAATTTATCTACTTCTCCCACCGGTTTTCCTACGTATGCTTTTTTAGTGGGACAAACTGGGACGACTTCTACCGTTTCCGTCGGAGGAGTTCCTTCTTCTTTTCAGTATGAACAACCCTCCGCGGTTCGAGTTAATGGGATAGCGGTTTCTGGTCCCAGCGGTGGGGCCCCAGCGGCTGGACAGTGGGGAAACTGGAATGCTTCCGCGGGAACTTTTCAAATAGAAGACGGGGGGACAATTAATGTAGAAGATGATTCTATTATTATTGTCGATAATAAAGGACTAAAAGACGTAACTACTTCAGTTGTCGGGGTGGGTGATGTTTTGTCTTCTATTTTAGAAGCTTGTGGATATTCTGAAAGTACAACTCCTCAAGCGGATTTTTCGCGCTCTGTTAATGATTCGTGGGCAAGCTCTTTATCTACTGGGTTTAATCAACTTTACGGAGTTTTCCCTTTTAGGGGTCAAACTAATCCCGTTAAACAGATAGACATATTAAAAGAGTGTATGAAAAGAACAGGATCAATTTTAAGAATTAATACAGCAGGAAATTATAAATTAGAGCCCGTGTTTCCTTTTGCTTCGAGCAGTCCAGATTATACATTTATCGCGGATGATATTTTAGATCTAAAAGAGCAGTTAGATCCCTCGGGAGAATACGCTAATAAAACGGTCGTTAATGGAGTATATGCCCATTATGTTTCTGATCGATTACAGCGGTCTTCGGCTACCGATGGGGGAGAGGTGACGGCGGTGGGGGCAACCGTCCAACAAGATATTAATTTCCAAGGAATCAGGGTTCCAGCCGCGAGCGGGGTAGCGACTGCTATTAATACCCTTCATTCTCAAAAAATTATTGTAGTAACTTCTACAATTGGACCGAGCGCGACGGGTATTCTCCCAGGGAATCGAATTCGTTTTGATTGGAGATCAGTTAATGATTATCTTGGTTTAGGACATGTTCGGGCGGTTTCTGTTAATCTGGAAACAGGAATTCACGTTATTAAATCCTATCATATTTCTAACACTTAAAAGGACTTTTAAAAATGGCTTATTCAACTCCTTCCGTTACTCGATTTTCTGGACATTCTCCGAATCCTGATCTTTATGAAGTAACTATTTCAGGGACTTCTATTGGTCCTTCAACAGAAGTTGAAATTTCAGGAATTCCTAAAACAGGAAAAGTTTTAAGTATTAAGACGTTTACTTCTACAGCAGGAGGGGGAGCCGCTACAACTCAACCTATTATTGGAACGTTAACAAATCCGGCAGGAGGAACCCAGGCGGTTTTTAGAGCCGCATCTACAGGAGCAATCGGGACGGTAATTCAAGCAATTCCGACTAATGGATATATGCCCTATTATTCTTCTACTGGGTCTTTATTTTATAGAGGGGCAACGGATGCCGGAACATGTTCGGAAAATGTAGTTATTTATATTTCGGCAGGATGGGAATAAGATGGGGGTTCCGGCCTGGAGATTTCTAATTAGAAATGAAGATTTATCTTCCCAAATAGACGGCGAAAATAGAACTTTTTCTATTACGTTTCCTTTTTCCCGCCCTTCTCTTCAGGTCTTCAGAAACGGACAAAAGATATTAAAATCCGATAATGATGATGGATATTCAATATTGACGGCGACTTCTATTAGGCTTAATTTTATTCCAGCCAACGGGGAAAAAATAGAAGTTATCTACACACGGAGATCATAATCCCATGGCCCTTCAATTTGTATCCAATCAGATAAAAGACTCGGCAATTATTACCGCGAAAATTGCTAATACTGCTGTTACTGCCGGCAAAATCGATTTAACAGGTTCTTTCGACTTTTCAAGCGGCACCCTTCAAGCCGGTTCCCCCAGTGCTTCAAGCGATGTAGCGAATAAAAGTTATGTAGATGCGGTCGCCCAGGGGCTTCATTTTAAAGATAGTGTTAGGGCAGCTTCTACCGCTAATTTAACTCTTTCAGGTACTCAAACTGTAGACGGTATTTCTCTATCCGCTGGAAACCGAATTCTTGTTAAGAATCAATCGAGTGCCGCGGAAAATGGGATTTGGGTTGTCGCTGCCGGTGCTTGGAGTCGCTCTGGGGATATGGATGCAGGAAGCGAATTTCCGGGGGCTGCTTTTTTCGTTCGGGAAGGTTCCGTTAATGCCGACTCGGGTTGGGTTTGTACTAATGACAGTAATCCATCCGTGGGAAGCGATTCTATCGCTTTTGCTCAATTTACAGGGGCCGGTCAAGTAACCGCGGGAAATGGATTAAGTAAGTCAGGAAATACCCTGTCGGTCAATACCGATAATTCCTCTATTGAAATTTCCAGCGATTCGTTAAGAGTTAAAGCTTTAGGTATTTCCGATGCGATGCTCGCCGGAAGCATTTCCGCGGGTAAACTCGCCGGATCTATTGGAAACGATAAGCTTTCTAACTCTGCTGTTTCATTCGGTGGGGTTAGTGTTTCTTTAGGTAGCAGCGATGCAACCCCTGCTTTTGATCTCGCGGATGCGACTAATTATCCGACTTCTTCTTTAGTTGGAACGATCAGTAATGCCCAACTCGCCGGATCCATTGCCGACAGTAAATTAAATGCTATTTCTACCGCGGGAAAAGTTCTTCTTTCTGCTTTAGAAATTGACGGTGGGACAGATATTGGGGCGGATCTCGCGGATGCAGATCTTTTTATCGTCGATGATGGAGCAGCAGGAACAAATCGGAAATCCGCTTTAAGTCGGGTTAAAAAATACATTTATAGCGCTTTAAGTGGGGATGCGACAGCGACCGATTCAGGAGCTTTAACTATTGCGGATAATTCCGTTAGTTTAGCTAAAATGGCTGGACTTGCTCGCGGTAGCGTTATTTATGGGGATGCTTCAGGAGATCCCGCGGCCCTTTCTGCTGGAACTGCTGGACAATTGATTCAGTCTAACGGGACAGATATTTCTTATATTTCCTTAAGTGGGGATGTAACAGTCGCGGCAGGAGGAGCCGTAACTATTGCTAATGATGCAGTTGAACAAGCAATGATCGCGGATGATGCGGTCGGAGCCGATCAATTGGCTTCTAATGCAGTTGTTACCGCTTCTATTGTTAATTCTAATGTTACTTTTGCTAAAGCTGCTTTTGTACCCCACCAGGAATCTTTTTCAGGTGACGGAAGCACGGTAGCATTTAACCTAACTAATAGAATTGCAACCGCGACATGGAGACAATCGATTATCGTTTTCCGAAACGGTCAAAAGATTAAATTTAATGGGTCTCCTTCGGATGCGAGCGAATATTCTATTAGTGATAACGGCTCAACAACGACGGTTACATTAGGAGCGGCTCCCGCGAGCGGTGAAGATGTGACCCTCTTTTATATTTATGAATGATTTCTAATGATTCAGTTTATCGTAACTTTTAAAAATGGACAGGACCAGATCACCGTGAAAGCGGCTGATCTGGTCCCTGATCAATTAGTAAAGGGACTAATTCAATTGCTCGGAGTTAAGGGATTAGAGGATCCTAAAATGCCTGATTATCAGGTAGAATCCTTTTCTATCCGTAGCGATCAAATATTGAATTATTATTCTTTAAGTCGAAAAACGGTAGAAGATAGAGATCATATTTTAGAAAAAAAGTATAATAATAAACGGGGAAATAGGGAGTTAATTTAATGAGTCAGGTTTTATTTTTTATTCTAATTCTTCTTTCTGCCCCAGCTATGGCCCAAGATGCTTTAGTCGCGACAGAAGTTTTAACTCAAAACGCGAATGTAGATCCCTTAATGGCTTTATTGGGATCCGCGGGAAGTACTCCTTTAGGAATTGTTTTAGGAGCTTTAATTTTGAGGGGTTTTAAGCCGGTTGTTCATATTGTAATCGACGAAGATAAACGCGAGAAAAAATGAATCTGGATCGCTCCCATTTAATACCAGTTGAAAAAGGGCAAGCAGTCTCGCGGATGTGGACCCGAGCGACAGATTTTAAACCGCTCGGGATCACCTGGCATTGGACAGCGACCCACGATTTAAAGACGGCGACCCGAATTTTAGGAGGAAAAAATCCTTTAAGAAAAGGAAAAGCTTCTGCCCATTTCGGTTTAGGAAAAACTAAAAATGAAGGGATTCATCAATATGTCGATCTATCTAATAGATCCTGGCATTGCGGAGCGGGACAGTCTTTAGAAATAGATGGAAGAAAATTAAGATCTTCAAGCTATAAAGGAAGCCGCGTAACGATTGGGATTGAAGTTGTCCATATTGGATATGCCCGAAAAGGAATCCCTTCTAAAGACGATTGGATTTCTTGTTTATCTCAAAACGGAAGACAAGAAATGAAAATCGCACCCTGGCCCGATGAACAAATCGAAATGATGATTCAATTGGGTAAATTCATTATTGAAAAATATCCCCACATTAAAGCTCGGCATCATCACGGACACGCGGATTTAGCCCCTTCTCGAAAAATCGACGTTTTAGGATTTCCTATGGCTCGGATTTTAAGGGGCATTTATGAAGATGATTCTATTTCCGACATCTGGAGTCCTTATTGGACGGCTGTCGCCCGACAAAAAGCGCTTATTAAAGCGGGTTATAATTTAGGAAGTTGGGGAGCGGATGGGTCGTGGGGACGTATGAGTCAAGGGGCATTAGAACAGTTTCAACAGGATAACGGATTAGTTGTGGACGGTTGTTGGACCCAATGGGTTTCCGCGGCTATTCATAAAAAAATCGGGGAATAATAATGAAAATCGAGCTTCTATATCTTCTTTTAAAAAAATGGTTAAGCGTAGAAGAAGTCGAACTTCTAAGCGAAATTTTATCTCATATTGTAGCCCTAATTAAACAACTTCGAGAAATTGAAGAAGCAAAAGGAGAAGATAAAAGAAGAGCAGTAGTAGAAGCGATTGGGGATTGGATCGACGAAGAATTAGACGATCCCGTTTATTTACCGGGCGCTTTAGGGTGGGAGGAAATGAATGAAGAAAGAAGGGACCGTCTTTTAATCGGACTAGTAGAAATTACTCTCTGGGTTTTAGAGGTTAGAGAAGATAGACCGAAAAAAAGGCAATTTAAATTAATTCAAAGAGTTAGATCAGTTTTTAAAGATTGAATTACTTCAATTAGTCCCAATTGCTTAAAAGCCATAGCGGCTTGAAGAGGAACAATAGAATTCCCTAATAAATGAATTCTTTTAGATTCGTTTTTCCTTCGTTTTAAGGAGATTCTTCGGGGCTCCCATTTAAACTGATCTTCTCCTCTATAGGCGGGACTTCGGTCCAGCCGATGGGAAATCCCATTAATGCTTCTACCCATTGCGGGTTTAGTTGTCCTTTTCCGTGATAGCATTGGACGGCTTCCGATAGGTTGACCCCATGAAGACCGCTGGGGATTATTTTTCGGAATCGGGTTGGGTGAAGTTGAGGAATCGGAAAGTTCTGTCCGAATCCTTTTGTGGGAGTAGGCCAGAGCGAACCATCTTTTTCTAAGGTGGGGGAATCCCACCTCGGAAGCCGATAAGCTTTTCCATCGGATATCATACCCTGAAGAGGCCAACTCCCCGAAAACGTCTCCCAATCCCCGAAAATAGATCGCTGGGACGTTTTCCAGCAGGACGACTGGGGGCTCCAACTCGCGAATAATTCGGAGCAATTCATAAAATAATCCTGATCTTGATCCATTTAATCCTTCTCCTTTTCCGGCGGCGGAGATGTCCTGACAAGGAAATCCACCCATTAAAAGATCTACAGCTTCTAACTCTTCAATTTTAACGTTTTGAATTTCTGAAAAAATAGAAGAGTCGGGCCAGTGCTTTTGTAATACCTGCCGGCAATAGAGATCTTTTTCTATTTGAAAACAAACTTTAGTTTTAATGTTTTCCGAATTTAAAGCCGCTTCTATTCCTATTTCAAAACCGCCTATCCCCGAAAAAACGCTTCCGATTTTAATCATAAGAAGTTCTTCCCAAAAGGGGAAGTCCACCCAATAGGGATCCCCTTGGCGTTATTGAAATTACAGTTTTCCATCATCGCACCTGTAAAGTTTGCCCCTTCCAAGTTCGCATCTTTAAAACAGACATGATTAAGCCAAGCACCCCTAAAGTCAGCATCTTTTAAATTGGCTTGAAAAAAAGAGACATGATCAAAATATGAGTTGGTGGTTCCTTTTCTCATAGATTCCCATCTCGGGAATGAAAAGGAACATCCTTCTAAGTTCGCGTAAGAGAGATTGGTCCAATAAAAGTGAAGACCCATATATCCTTCGGAGTCTAACCACCATCCTAAATCCTTATCTGGAATTCCGTTAGGAGGGGCTATTCCTGTTTTTAAATATTCCCATGAAATATCTGTACTAAACAATTTGGGAAAGTTGACACCCTGAAAGAATGATAATCCTAAAGATTCGAATAATTCTCTCCCCTGTTCTGGAATTTCGTATCCTTCCCCAGGGTGGGATAACATCTTAACTAATTTTCTTTGAATATCTTTTATATCCATTTTTTGATCCTGTTTGATTTAGCAACTTGAATTAATTTTGGTTCGGGTAAATGATCCCTTTTTAACTTCTAAAAGAATTCTTTCTTCAAGAAGAATGGGCAGGCGTTCCCGAATTAAACGAGATAAAGAGCCGAAACGATTGTTTTTTATCGCTTCTTCCGCCGCTTTATGCAGGCGTCCTTCATCAACTGCCGCCGAATATAGATGCTCTAAATCTAACCTTTTTGCTATTTGTAGAGGCGATAACGCTTCATCTCGCGAGCGCTCTATCCATGCGTCTTCAATTTCAAGGACTAACAATCGTTGATCCCAGGTATATTTTTCAATAATCAAAGTCTGTTCTACCAAAAATCTCGAGATAATCTTTAATGCTCTCCCCCCAGTCTTTAATTACTAAAGAGGTTGGATATCCTACTACTACAATTTTATAGAATCCTTCTTCTTTCAATGGAGAGATAAAAGAAAGTTGAAGAGTGTTTATGTACATTTTCTCTTTTTCGATTCCGTTTTCGATACGAAAACCAATGATTAATCGCGGTGTTGAAATAGCCATTTTTTGATCCTGATTTGATGTTTTGTTGATGGGCGACAGCCGATGAAGACGGCCGCCCAGAAGATTAAATATTAGGGTGATAATGAGGGACGAAGGAGTTTCTGTCTTTTTCCCACTCTTCACGGGATAGACAAATAAATTCCGCTTCTGTAGTATATAGATTCCATTTTTCTTCTACTACGTGTAACTCCCCTAAATAATTTTTCTCTTCCTCTTCTTCGGTCTTTAGAGCGCTTCTAAAGATAAAATCCCACTCGGGATCCATAGAGTTTAAATTTTCTAAAGCTTCTTCTTTAGAGGAACCAAAAGAAAGAGGATTATTAGGATTATGATTATCAAATATAATCCATTGAGCATCTTTTCTATTATGAGTTTGAACGGTGAAAATATCGCTCCATAATTTCTGGGCGAAAGAATCCCAAGGAGAAGAAGCTAAATAGCTTTTCCATGCTTGAAGCTCTTCTTCACTCATATCCCATAAGCTTTTAGGAAGATTCGGAATATTTAATTTAGGTTTAGCCATTTTTGATCCTGTTGTTTAGAAGTGTTTCTCTCAATTTCTAACTGTAATATAGTCACCTATTGATTAAAGGTCAATAGTGAAAAAGGCAGAAAGTGAAAAAAGTTAAGAAAGTTGGGGCCCCAGATTATGGGGCTTTTGGATCAATGATCGGATTTTATAAACCAACGATAAGGAACTTTCCATCGTTTCGAAATCGGGTGTTTAGGATATTCACTTCTTAAAAGAAGTCGCTCTCCTTTTTTTAGAGGGGGAACACCGATAAAGATTTCTTTAGTTTCAATTTTATAAAGAACCTGCTCTTTAGGTATTTTAGAAACGTGATAATAAGAAATCGCATCCGCTAAAGTAGGGAAATAGGAAGTGCCTCTAATCATTTTTTGATCCTGATTTGATGTTTTATTGATGGTCGACGGCTGTCTCTCAATATCTAATGATCGGATTTTATAAACCGTTCGCGTATATTAAAAGCTTTCATTTCTTTCCGACTAATTTTAGTCGCCGCTAAAAGCAGTTTATTAATTTTTTCTGCTTGTTCCCAAGTGATTAACCCTTCAAAAGCGGCAATTGAAGCGGTCTTTCCGCGCGCCCAGTTAAATTCGGTGCTTCCATTATAGGAAGCTTCATTCGGAAAAAATCCGAATATTAAAGAAGGATAACCAGCGAACAGGGGGGCGGTTTTTAATGATTTTGTCGCGGTTGAAGAGATTATTATTCCTTCCGCTTTCCATTTCATTTTATGGACGAGTTGAAGCGAGAAATGACGGTTTCCGGCGGGAAGGTAGTTCCCTATGTAGATTTTAGATTCGAGGTCGAGGTCCTTGAATGGAGCGATTTCTTCTTGTGTAAATGAATAATTAAACATTATTTGATCCTGTTTAAGGTTGAAAGTTTAGGGGCAAAAGCCCCTTTTAATAATTAGGAGTTCCAGAACTGATCATACCGCGCTTGATGCTCTATCCCGTCTCCATAGTATTTACATTCACGGCCGTTAAAGCCGATTCCATAAAATTCATAAATAAGTCCTGTTTTTAACAGTCTCCTAACGCTTCCTCTAATCAGGATATGAAGCTTTTTATTCATATTGATTGAATGCTCAAAAAGCGCTTGTTCCATCGATTCCGATTGGACGGGAATATGTTTAACTTCTAAGAGGGCAATAATTGCCCCTATAGATCCACCGTGCCAACCGGTGGACTCGTTATCTAATTCACGGACGGCTTTTAAGACTCTAAGGTCTAATTCTGCTCTTTCTACTTTAGTTGTTTTAGCCATTTTTGATCCTGTTGTTTAGAAGTGTTTCTCTCAATTTCTATATGTAATATAGTCACCTATTGATTAAAGGTCAATAGGGGAAAAGGCAGAAAGTGAAAAAAGTTAAGAAAGTTGGAGCCCCAGATTTAGCCCCAAAAGAAGCCAACTTCTAAAGCTTGAAGGATTAAAACGTATACCGTAAAGATCAGACTTAATAAGAGGCTCGTTAAAAGAGGAATATCTTTCATGTCTCTTCTCCCATCATTTCTTCAATTTCTCCTAAACGTTCCAATTGCTTAAACAAAACGAGCCGCCCCAGTTCTGATATAAAAAATCGCTCCCTATTGGAATAATGTTTCTTTAAAAATTCAAGTTGAGCAAAATATGCCCGCTGGGTTTCGGGATTAGAAATCATGGGTCGATAATGCTCTTTAGCGGTTGTCGCCCATCCTCTTTCCTCTAAAGACATATAAAGCTTTTGAACTTCAAACCCCCATCCACCTATAGATTCCCATCCTCCGACCGTTTCTTCTATTCTTCCGCTAAAACTTAACCATCGGATTGAATCTTCTAAATCTTCACAAGAAGCTCCTAAACTTCCTCTTCTTTGAAGTTCACATAAGATCATTAATTCGGCCATCGTTAAAGATGCTTCTTCGGGTTGATTCCATTTATAATTTCGTTCCATTTTTGATCCTGTAATTTAGGGGCCCCAGCTTCGACGGCTGGAGCCGGTTAAGTTTCATAAGATAGAATAAAGACTTTCTAAAGCAGAAGATAAACCTTCGTATTCCCCTTTAATTTTAATCCAATGATCCCGAGAAGCTGAATTAGATAAAACCACTCCTGGGGTCCGGCTTTTCTGGGAATAATCTTCAAAAGCGGAATTTAATTCTTTTCTCTTTTGGGATAGTTGATGCTCTAAAATTTTTCTAAGATTTCTTAATTCTTCGTTGGGCATTTTTGACTCCTTTTATTGATGGGCGACAGCCGATTAATATCGGCTATCTTCGGTTAGTCTCCAATTAAGAACATATCCATTCCGATTAAGGCTCCATCCTTTCACGACTCGGGTTAAGATTCCTGCTTTTTCTAAGGAGTTAATTCTTCGTCGGATAAGAAGTTTTAGGGGTTTCATTTCTCTATCCTTCAATAGAGTAAATAAACGAGATGTGTTTTCAAGCTCTTCTAATAGACTGGGGGTTTGAGTTAAACAGAGGGCTATTTCATCGATCGGGCAATGCCCATATCCTTCAATTTTCCATTTAATATGACGATCAAGAAGTTGAAGAGTTGAAGTTTTAGCCATTTTTGATCCTGTTGTTTAGAAGTGTTTCTCTCAATTTCTAAATGTAATATAGTCACCTATTGATTAAAGGTCAATAGGGAAAAAGGCAGAAAGTGAAGAAAGTTAAAGCTCGGTAGAGCCCCATTCTTGACGGCTCGTTCCGTTTAAAATGAGGAGAAAAGATAATAAATCTCCTCTTTTTTCTTCTTCTAAAGTATTGATCCACCCCATCGTTTCTGAAGAGGTTCCGTTATGAAGATATTCTTTTATCCATTTCCAGAAGAGATCTTCCCCCAACTCTTTTAGATAAAAATCTAAGAACTGGCTTAATGTCTCGAACCTGTCCCGAAGGAGTTCGACTTTCCCATCGAAAATATCCCAACCGTAAGCGACACTACCCCAGAGGGAAAGCATTCTTCGAGTTTGCCGATCTATAGGATAGATTTCGGTTTTTATCCCGTTTATGGAGTGGTTTAATTGAGCGATTGAAGCTTCTTCTAATGAAGAAAATGTAGAGATAATCTTTTTATAAAGATGTGAATCCCCCTTATCCAATTCTAAGGGAGCCATAAATGAAGGAAGCGCTTCTAAGTTTTTCACTAAAATAAATTTGTCCATTTTTGATCCTGTTTTATTGATGGGTTTTTAAACTAAATATAAAGCTCTTTTTTCTTCTTCGTTAAGCAATCCTCTCCACTTATGCAGAAGTTGAGTAAGGGCATTTTCCGCGCATTCTTTGGAAACCTCGCGGATTATCTGGTCTTTATTAAATAAATCGATTCTCACCCCCTCCGAGGAAGCGGGAACTTCAAAAGAGAATTTATGTTTAGGAAAGTAGATATTAAAGACCCAGCGGCGAACGGAAGATTTAGAAGGGGCTCGGGTTACGAAGATAAAGAACTTTGATTCCATGTTTGATCCTGATTTGATTTTTTTTGATGGGCGACAGCCGATAAAGACGGCCGCCCAATAAGTTAGGAGGGAAAGTTTTTTTCAATCCAATATGGATCCAAGTGGTCTAAAGTCCATCCTTCTAAATCCTTTTGATAGACAATAGCTTGTCGTTTATCGGAGAAATATCGGGACTCCTTCATTCCATTAAGAACATGAACAGAATAGACGACCCATTCTCCGAACTCTTCGTCCTTCTCTATCCATACTTTATAAGCGGCTTTACTTGCTTTATGATTTGTAGCTTTATTAATCATGGGTGATCCTATTAGTTAGAGTTTTTGAAAAATGATAAAAAGTTCTGAAATTGCCTATTAGAAGAACGAAGAAGGATTTCGTCAGTAATTCTTTCAACGGCTCGGTTATCTTCTCCTCCAAAGAAGTCTAAAAGAATATCTAAGGACTCTTCGTAATCCTCTATAGAAGATTCCGTATTCATGATTTCTTGTTGGAAACAATCAAAATCATCACCTAAAGATCTAACCAATCTATCTAAGACTAAAGCGTGTGCTCTTTCATGCTTTCCGCCGTTAGATTCAATAAGGTTTTGGATAATTTCTTGTTTTTGATAAAAGCTCATTTTTTTGATCCTGTTGTTTAGAAGTGTTTCTCTCAATTTCTAAATGTAATATAGTCACCTATTGATTAAAAGTAAAGGGTTTATTTGAAGAAAGTTAAGAAAGTTGGGGCTCCCTTCTTCCTCTGTTCGGGAAAGATAAAAGAGTCTTTACTTCCGCTTTACATTTAATCTGTTATTATATGAGAGTGAATCAACACATTTATTAACAGGATTGAAAATGGGAAATAAAGAATTCGGGGAAGCGCTTCAAGCTCTTTTAGCTTCTAAGGGTCGTTCTTCAGGAGATTTAATGAGAAAGCTTGAAGATTTAGGATTTAGATCGAGTCGCGGGAAGGCTTTTGATAGATCTACTATTTCGCGATGGATTACAGGGGATAATTCAATGCCTCTAATTTTGATTCCATCAATTTTAGAATGGTTAGAAGCATCCGATTTAGAAAAGTTTGGAATCTTTCAGCTTAGAACCCCTAACCTTAATGGGTTGAAAGATTTTGAGGGATTAGAGGCAAAATTAAAGGTTTTAAAGTTGGCCTATTCTCTTAAATGAAAAAGCCGCCCCCCAATCCAGGTAGATTAAATGGGGGCGGCTAAAACAAAACCAGTACAGGATCAATGTAATGGGATATGATATTATTCTATATGTGAAGTTTCCGCAACCTATCTTAAATTCTGATCTCGATATGTCGATTTTAGGTCGCGCGGTGGATCTTTATAGGATGGGGAATTTTAATAGATGGGATTCTTTTCCTGCTTCCCATCGCTATTTATCTAAGCGCTGGAAGTGCTCGGTCGCTTCTGTAGCTCGAACCCTGAAGACTTTAAAAAAGATCATGGGTCCAGAGGAATTTAAAATAATTCCTGGAGATAGAATTAATCCTCAACAAATCCATTTAAGAGAACCCGGATTAGAGAGGGACACCGAGGGAGACAGCCGTCGAAACACCGACCGAAACACGGGGCGTAATAGCTCAAATTTGATAGATAGCAATTCTACAGAGAAAACAAAACACATAGCGGAACACATAGAGGAACAGGAGGCGGAACACGTAGCGGAACAAAATAAGAGATCAGTTAAAGATCAGTTAAAGATCCCTAAAACATATGGGGGATTTACAGAAGAAGAAATCTTAACGGCTTGGAGCGTAATTAAAGATTATGACGGTTTAGGTAATCGGAGGAAATTAAGCGCTAAAAGAAAAAAAACTATAGGAGCGGCTTTAAAGCATGTAGACGGCTTAGAAAACTGGGGTCGTTATGCAGACTGGGTTAAAAACTCCTCACATTTTAAAGCGGTTTGGCTTAGAACTAACTGGAGTCAAATCGACACCCTTTTAAAAAACAAGCTTGAAGACTATTGGATCATGGCTTCAACTCCTCAACCTAAAAGCTCGGCACCCTCTATAAGCGGATCAGGTGGGGGCGTGTTAGATATGTTAGAAAACAGATATCGTAATCAAAACCAAGAAACAAACCAGGATCAAACATGGACATTAATTCAAAATTAAATGAAGACTCCCCTTTAAACAATGAAATTGTAACTCAAGGATTTGTTTATCTAATTGGATGCAATTTTAAATTCCCTCTTCCCGATAATCGGTTTGATTGGGTCGTTGGAAATTATGTTAGAGCTTTAAAATTTAGATTTACAGCGATTCAATTTTTAGAAGCGGTGGATTTATGGGTCGCGGGAGATTCTCCTTTTTTCCCCAAGCCTGGACAGCTTTTAGAAATTTGGAAATCTAAGAACATTAAAAGAATAAATGTAAATGCAGAATTTCAAAAGATTAGAAGATTAATAAATTCTCTCCCTGGATATTACGGGTCCGAGTATTCGAGAAGACAGCAGGAAAACGAGTGGAAGGAGGCGATAGCCCGACATTATCCCCAAGGGCTACCGGCTCCTATTTCTGAAGCTTTAGAAAGTGTGGGCGGCTGGAGGCAATTTAAAAGAATTCAAGGGATAGAAAATGGATCTTTTGAGATGGGCGCCCTTGAAAGAAGCTTTATTAAGACGGCCGCGGCGACAGCCGATAATTCAAATCAAACTCAATTAGAAACACAAAATCACAAAAGGATCACAACCAATGGATAAGCAGCATTGTTTTTTATGCGGAAATGAAGGACTTGTAGGGGTCTCAACCTTAAGCCAATCGGGACTAACTTTTATTTATGGTCTCTGTCGGTGTACTTGTTCCAAAGGAGATTTATATTCTAAAAACTTTGGGAAACTTGACGAGGTAGTTAGAGACTGGATCAAGGTTTCCGATAAGCACGTAGAAATAATTCAAGCCCTCAAAGAAGAGGCAGAAAAACCAGATCAAATTTCTGATCTTATGAGGCGCTCCCGATTAATGAGGATGAAAAGAGAGTCTCAATATTTTAATAGAATGATTTCTATCGGTGAAGCGCTCGGACTTTTGCCGCCTAAAGCTCTTCCTTTAATTCCTCTTCCAATTTTGCCCCCTCTTCCTAATGTCAAAACCCGACTTAGAAGGACGGTGAAATAATGAGTTTTAAGGGTGCTTTATTTTCCTCTAATGATCAAACTTGGAGGACTCCTTCGTGGCTCTTTAACGAATTAAACGAAGAATTTAATTTTGATTTAGACGCTGCCGCCCATTCTGGGAACAAATTATGTTCAAATTATATCTCGCCAGAAGAAGACGCTCTAAAGGTTGAGTGGGAGGGGGGGTCTATATTTTGTAATCCCCCCTATGGAAAGGATGTGGGTAAATTTGTTAAAAAAGCCTATGAAGAATCCCGAAAAAATAAAACAATCGTTCTTTTAGTTTTTGCGAGAACAGACACCCGATGGTTTCACGATTTTATAATGAAAGCTTCCGAAATTCGTTTTATTAAAGCACGGATAAAGTTTTCTTTAGGAGGAGATCAGCTTCCGAACCCAGCACCCGCCCCAAGTTGTTTGGTTATTTTTAGAGGTTTAGAAAATGGACCTCCCGCGATTAGTAGTTTTCTTCAACCTAAACATAGGAGTGTTTAAAATGTGCTGGCCTAAACCCAGAAAAAGAAGCCGAAAAAAAGATCATATCTGGAACTTCAAGGGTCGCCGGAAAACGCCTATGGGAAAAAATGAAAGGGTTTATTGGACCTATCATTTTATGAAGGAAAGCTCGTGGGTTAAGTTAGAAACTTATTTCGGACTTACCGCGGCTTATCTTCGGGGGATGGCTCTAAAATGGGCAAAAGAAGCGGGACTTCCTTATCCTCCTTTAGAAAAGAATGATCCTCGATGTATATTTTATTCTTTTCAAGAAAGAAGCGAAATTCCCGAATCCCTCGAGGGCAAACCCTCTCCTTTTGATGTGATTCCCGATTGGATAGAAGTCGCCCCAGGGGGAGAGACATTAGATCATTTTCCATTTTCTAATGATTATTAGAAATCATGATAGACGATCAATTAATTATAGACCTCATAATCCCAGGGAAACCCCGAGCGAAGGAGCGCCCCCGATTTGTCTATAGAAAAGGGAAAACAATCACATACACCCCAAAATCAACTTTAGATTTTGAATTATTAATAGCTAATCAAATTAGATTGAAAGCTTCAACTTTATATGCAGGACCCGCAAAATTAAAACTTTTAATTGTTCATCCTCGACCCAAAAGCAGACCCGCTTATATTCCTTCTTCAGAATGGAAAAATGGGGTTCGGTGCTGGCGACCCGCTCGACCCGATGGGGATAACGTTTTAAAATTAATTATGGATTCTATAACTAAAAGTAGAATTATAAATGATGATGCTCAAATAGTTTTTGTTGAATGGATTTCTTTAACTGCCGCAAAAGATGAAAATCCTTTTATGCAGTTTCAATTAAAAAAATTAAATTGGGCAGAATAGAAATAAGAACTTAATTATTAAACAAGGGAACAGATATGAACAATAACCAAGAAGCCGCCGCGGTTTGGTTAGGGGTTGAAGAGTTAACACCCTGGCCAGATAATCCCCGATTAAATGATGATGCCGTGACGGCTGTCGCGGATAGTATTCAACGGTTTGGTTTCTCTTCTCCGATTATAGCGAGAAAAGAAAATAGAATGATCATCGCGGGACATACCCGATTTAAAGCGGCCAAATTATTAGGGTATAAAGAAGTTCCCGTCCGTCTAATGGATCTAAGTCAAGATCAATCCAGATTATTAGCCCTTGCCGATAATAAAATCGGGGAGTTGAGCTTGTGGGATGAAGATAAACTTTCTGAAGTTATTCACTCAATGAACGAAGAAGGATTAGATCTGGACGGCTTGGGTTTCTCGGAAGAAGAATTAGATTCTCTTTTAAAAGAAACTGATTTAGATCTTGAAGACTCAGAAGAAGAAGCGCTTCCAGAATTACAAGAAGAAGTTTTTTCAACCGTTGGAACCGTTTATAAACTGGGGCCCCATCGGTTAATATGTGGGGATTGTAGAAACCCTGAAATTGTAAGGACTTTATTTAAAGATTCTCCTAAAATACAAATCGCGGTCACGTCGCCCCCATATGCCGCGCAAAGAAACTACGATCAGGATTCAGAGTTTGAACCTATTAAACCCGATCAATTTGTAGAGTGGTTTAAACCAGTGCAACAAAACGTAAAAGAGTTTTTAGCAGACAATGGATCTTGGTTTGTAAATATTAAAGAGCATTGCGAAAACGGGGAACGGGTTTTGTATGTTAAGGATTTAACCCTTGCCCATGTTCGAAAATGGGGATGGAAGTTTGTCGATGAATACTGCTGGGAGCGGCATGGGATGTGTGGACTTTATAAAGGAAGGTTTAAAAATGGATGGGAGCCGGTTTTTCACTTTAGCCTTTCCGCTCCTTCTACTTTTAAATTTTATCCTTTAGAGGTGGGGCATAAGTCCGAGATAATTCCTGTTTTTTCAGTTGAAAGTCATTTCGCTCTAACCTCCGATAATTATAAAAGCGGAGTTAAACCCGAGCTTTATGAAGGGATAGCTCTTCCTTCTAATAGAATTCGTGGGGGACATCCCGGATCTACTGGGCATAGTGCCGCCTACCCCGTCTCCCTTCCTGAATTCTTTATTAAAGCATTTACAGATAAAAAAGATATTATCTTTGATCCGTTTATGGGCAGCGGATCAACTTTAATAGCCGCGGCTCGAAACAATAGGACCGGCTATGGATGCGAAATTAGTCCTAAATATTGCGATCTAATTAGAAGGAGGTGGACAAAATACGCTTTAGAAAACGGAGAGGATCCAGGAGAAGGAGGACTAGAATAAAAGAAGGGATTATTACCCTTCTTCTTTAACTTGAAGGATTAATTATGGGTGCTGGAAGAAAACCAAAGTTCACGGCGGAAACGAAAGAACGAATCATTAAGGCTATTCAAATCGGAGGGACTTACAAATTAGCCGCGGCGGCAGGGCGTATTAGTGAAGCGACTTTATATAAATGGTTAGCGGAAGGTAGGGCGGGACTACCTGGAAAAGTAGAATTTTTAGAGGACTTAAAAAAGGCAGAAGCTCAAAACGCCCAATTAGCTTTAGCGACCATTATGAAAAACATCCAAACAGGGCATTTAACGGCGTGTTTTTGGATGCTTGAAAGAAGACACGGTTACACAAAAGTAAATGAAACTGCCCCCGCTTCACAAGCCGGAGTCGATGATTTAGATCTAACTCAATTAGCCCAAGAATTAAAAGAAATCGCTTCCGCTTCTGAAGCGGTAGAAGATGAATATCTAATAGAAGAGTAATTAGGATCAATGTTATCACCGGCAATTATCAGAAGAGCGATCACCGCATCATCTCTTAAGGCTTTTGGGGAAACCTACTTTACGGGAATTGATGGAACTCCTTTGAAATATTCAACGGGACAAATTCACGCGATTCAACAATTTGAAAAAATTGTAGAAGCTAAAGAATTGGAAAATCTTCAGTTTGCTTTAATGATTCCCCGAGGGCACGGAAAAACTACTTCAATTTTAATGATCGCCGTTTTATGGGTTCAACTCCGCAACAATCATCCCGCGGCTTCTTGGGGATCAGATTATGCCGTTTTAGGGACGGCTGGAACCCTCTATAAACAATTATCGAGGGACCTTAGATTAATGATTAGCGGTTTAGGACCGTTAGTTAAAGATGATGGGGGAGGAGCGCTTCTTGTTAGCGATTGGGGGTTAGTTCCTTCTAAGCATCATCCCCAAAGAGAAGAAGTCGGACTCTGGCAGGTTGAAGATTTCGCTTATTATGTAAGCGGGAATTCCTCTTCCTGTAGAAGACGAATTTCTGTCCGCGGAATTAATTCGGGAGAAATGAATATTAGGGGATTAGTCGATTTAGGAAAACGCCCAGATTTTGGGTGGATCGATGATCCAATGAAAGATCTTGAAAGCGAAAATCCCGATATTACCGCCCGAGTTAAAACAACTTTTAGGACTGCTTTCACGGCAGCTTTTCAACCTAAAGCGCGATTCGGTGTAACAGGAACCCCTTTTAATGATCATGATCTAATTAGCGAGATCATAAATAAGCCGGAATTATGGCCGGGTTGGAATAGAGTTAAGCTTCCTTGTTTTGATCGAGTGGGTCGCCCTCTTTTGCCTCAAGTATGGAACCGCGATCAGCTTCTAAGAAGAAAGCGAGCAATCGGAAGCCGCGCCTTCGCGAGTCAATATTTATTAGATCCATTAGGTGGGGGTGTTAGGCTTTTTGATGAAGCGTGGATCTTAAAATGGATGGATACCCCCCCATCTCGTGAAGAAGTTCATAGAGTGATTTATTGCGATCCATCTTTAGGAAGAAATTCTAAATCGGATTTATCCGCGATTGTAGTTTTAGATTTAGACTCCCGCGGTGTTTCTTGGGTTGTCCATTGTTCTATGGAACGAAGAAGACCCTTAAAGTTAGTAGATGATTATTTAGATTTATGGACGATCTGGTCCCCTGATTCACATGCGATTGAGGATGCGGGACAGCAGGAGTTTTTAATTCCTATCTTTGAAAACAGGGTTAAAGAAAAACAACTTCATCGGGCGGCGATTCCTCTCCTTCAAAGTCATAATCAATTATCTAAAGTCAGTAGAATTAAAGCATTAAGCGGAGAAGTAGAATTCGGAAGGATTCGTTTTTCTACTTCAGGGGATCATTTAGCCCTTCGAGATCAGGCTATAGGATATCAAGGAAAAAATAACGAATATGATGATGGATTAGACGCTTTAGAGGGTGCGTGGAGATTGGCCCATACTCAAAAAATAAATGAGTGGGATATAAATGATATAAAAGAAGAAACCCTTCCTGAATTTTCGGGCGTTTTAGAAATGGATTTTTAATGAGTACTAACGAAACACCTAATGAAGCTTTTTATACTGCTACCGCGACAGCCGAGGAGCCTCCGAAAGAACCCGCTCCTTATGAAATTTCTTTAGGAACTTCAGGAACCGCGTTTTGGAATGGGGATATAGAAGACGAATATAACCCTGATTTAACCCCGAAAAAATGGAGAGGGATCGGGGGAGATCATGGGATCGTTTCCCGTATGAGAAGAGAGGATAGCGTTATAGCAGCAGTTGAACGAGCGATGAAGCTTCCTATTCTTTCTGCTACCTGGCAAATTGAGCCGGGGAAAGAAGGAGATCCCGAACGAAATAGAGAAATAGCGGAGTTTATACATGAAGCTTTATTCGTTCATAATCGCGATTCTTGGAGGGGCTTTTTAGAACAAGCTTTAGATTATTTAACTTTTGGCTTTATGCTCTTTGAGAGGATCTATAAGCTTATAGACGACCCTAAAGATAAATATCATGGGCATATTACTTTAAGTCATTTAGCCCCTCGTATGCCGTGGACCGTAGATCGCTGGATCGTTTCTAATGATTATAGCGAACGATTAAGCGGGATTATTCAAGTCGATCAGGCAGGAACCCCCATTAACCGAATGATTCCCGCGTGGAAATTAGTACGATTAACCTATCAACAAGCGGGACAAAATTTTGAAGGAAGAAGCTCTTTAAGGGCCGCTTACCGTCCTTATTTTATTCGTCGGAAAGCTTGGAAATTATGGGGAATAGGTTTAGAGCGATGGGCGGTCCCTACTCCGATTGCGACTATTAGAGAGACTTCATATTCAAGCTTTAAGACTCAAATTTCTAAAGCGCTTCAATCATTAAGAACCAATGATAAAGGGAGAATAGTTCTTCCTGATTCCGTGAAGTTAGACAGCTATTCACCTAAAAGCGGAATGGACCCATCCAGTTTTTTAAAAGAAACTGCCTATGAAATTGTTATGTCTACCTTAACGAATTTCTTAATGACGGGAAGAGAAACGGGCACCCAATCACTAGGAAAAGAACAAGCTTCCTTTTTATCTCAATCCTTATCGGCAATTACCGATCAAATTTCCGAGGTTTTAAGCGACGGGACCGATGGATATCCAGGAGTTATTAAACAGTTAGTAGACTTTAATTTTCCTAATGTTAGGGACTATCCGAAATTAGTATGCTCTTCAGTAGGGGAAAAAGATGCGATAGAATTAATCGCTTCTTTAAATACCGCGATCCAAAGTGGATTGATTCAACCCACCCGCGACGACGAAATCCATATTAGAAATAAATTAAAGTTACCGGCGGCCCCTGAAGAAGAAGAAGAAGTAACTATAAAGCCGGAACCCGTTTTAGATGGGACTCAAATTGTCGCCGCTAAACAAATTATTAATGAAGCTTATATGGGGATGATCACTAAAGAAGCGGCGCGCGCTATGCTTGTTTATCTAATGGGATTAGATGATTCTTCAGTGGATTTAATGCTCGCGGGAGTTTCTTCGTATTCAGGATTTGAAAGTGAAGATCTTCCTTCACAAGGATTCCCCTATCCATCCGAACACGCGGCACGACAATTAGATCCAGGACTCTTTAAATCCTTTAGAAGAATTCACCCTAAAGATTTTCCTAAAGGGGTTGATATGGTTCTGGGGATTAAAGAAGACGGAAGCACCGCGACCCAATCTTTTAGATTTAAAGTGGAAGACGGCTGGACGGCTGAAAAAGTTAAAAGCTGGCTTAAAGAAAATGGGCATAAATCCCAGATTGAAGAAGCGACTAAAAAAAAAGAGTCTTTAGAAAACGGGTGTAATCATTGCGGGAGTGATAAATGTAATCATTTTGATTCTTCTAAAACTGGGGCCCCAACTTCTTTAGAAAGTTCTAAATACTGGAGACCGTTAACCGCTTTTGAAAAGTTTGTTTCTTTTGAAAAGATAGAGAAGAAACAAAATAATGTCGGGTCTAAAGTCGCCGCCCTTATGGAAACTGCTCAATCGGAAATGATAGAAGAGTTTATTAAAAGCGTTAAGCCCCTAATAGAAAAAAAGGATATTGAAGCGATTATGGAATTTCGCCCCGATGGGGCTAAAGAACTGGCTTCTAAATTAGAGGGTCCTTTAAAAGAATCATTATCCGCGGGATATGCTTCAGTTGGGGAGGAGATGGTTAGACAACTTAAAGATTTACCCATCGATAAAGACGAAGACCGCCCTATTCATTTTCAAATAGAAAACGAAGATTTAACGAATAAGAAAAAAGAAATAGATGCATTGCCGGGGGCTTATTTATCGGGGGTTTCTTCGGTAACCGTAGATTTTGATCAGTTAGAGCCGACGGACGGTATGGATCCTCTTCAAATTATAGGAGGGGCCGCTATTCAAGCTTCAAACTGGGTAGAACAAAGAGTAGTAAATACAGGAGTTAATAGCGCTCTTCTTCAAGCTCAATCGGGAGTTTTTAATGAAGAAAATCTAAAAGAAACATTAGATAATCTTTCAGTGAAACAATTAAGAAGCCGAGGAAATGCCGCGGGCATTTTAAGCTTTTCAAGTGGAAGAGCTTTAGCAGGAGATACAGCTTCGGAAAATGATGCGGTACGAACCGCTTTTTATTCTGCTATTTTAGATTCTAATACGTGCGACCCTTGCCGAGAAATGGACCGGCTTTATGGGGAGCCGGGGGACCCCCATTCTCCGAACTCTACGGGATTAACTTTTGATCAAACTCAGGAATTTAAACCCCCCCTTTCTGCTTGTAAGGGAAAAGATTTATGCCGGTGTATGATAATTTATATTTTCGATAGCGAAAGAATCCGAACTTGACAGAAGCGCGAAAATCAATAATTCTTTTAGAAGCTCTATAGGTGAATTTTGTTTATCGGTTTATTTGAAACTTCGGTAGGTGGTGAAGATTCAGGGTTAACAACTGAAGACAGCCGTCCCCTATTTTGGGTTCAAGTTCTCAAATCGGGGAAAGTGCCGGATAGAGAAATTGAAATTACACCCGAGCATATTAAAACCGCGGCCCTTCAATACAAATCCCACTTAGAAGAAAATCCCTCTAATTATCGACGGTTTGATTATCTTCATAATGGGGCTAAACGGGTTAGTTCGGTTGAAGACAGAATCGCGAGCGGATGGATTCACGGATTAGAATCGCGTAACGAAAATAAAGAATTGTGGGCGTTAGTCGATTGGACCGATAAAGCTAAACAAAGAATTAAAGACCGCGAATTTCGTTATGTTTCAAGTGAAATAATTTTTCAAGATACGGGCTCGGCTTCTTTTGTGGGAGCGACTCTAACGAATGATCCGGCAATTTTAAACCTAAATGGTCTTTTTGAAGAGGTTAATAAAATGAAAGGTTACGACGAAAAATTGGATGAAAAAATGGATGATAAAAAAGAAGAATTAGCGAAAGAAGAAGGACACGCTTCTAAAGATGAAGTGATCGAACTTCGGAAACTAAGAGAAGTTTTAGGACTTTCCCCCGAATGGTCTGTATTAGATATTTTAAAGCATCTAAAGAAAATGGCGGAACCTAAAATGGA